ATCGAATCAATAACAAAGGTAATACCATCTACGATACCATCGAACAGGTTGAAATCTGCGAACACAGCTTTTAGCTCGTTTGCGAAGTTCTCGAACCCCAACAAGCGAGCCACACCCGAAACAATTTTTGTGCCCAAATCGAAAGCTATTTCGAACGGTGCCGCGGCGAACTTGCCTGCGCCACCCAAGGTCTTGAGAAACGCCTCTGCGGTAAACTCACCTGCGATAAGACTCTTGATACCAGAGATCATGTTTAAGAATGGTGCTTTGATTAGCTCTCTTAGTCTTTCGGGATCAAACAAACCAATGGTCAGCACCCTGGCAATACCGACGAATCCCTCACCGATGGCTTTCTGAAAATCACCTGTCTTGATGAATTCTTTGACAGCACTAATCATGAATGGTACGGCGATCAATAAGATACCACCGATCGCGGTAACGAGTTTGCCAAGTCCACCCGCAGCAGTTCCCAAACGAAGTGCTTTTGCCAGACTACTAATTCCCGTTCGTAGTCCTGTTAGCTTTTCAATCAGAGAAGAACGTTGTTTTCCTTCTCGCTCTTTCTCTCGCCTCTCCTCAGTGCGTTTCAATGCGAAGGTGCCACCTGCTTTACCGCGGAACAGACCAGCGAGTTTGTCGATGGCTTTGAAGGGTAGTTTGAGCAGAAAGCCTAGACCTTTGAACAAGAGGAAGAACAACGGCCTTGCTACGAGCTTCCAGAACCACGAAGCTATAGTCTTGATAAATTTGGTGGGGTCGGTGAAGAATTGAAGGGTTTCCTTGGCACCATCTCGAATTTTACCAAGACCTTTCTTGACACCATCTAGTTTCCCAGATAGCTGTTCTCGTAGCTTTTCTAATTCACTCTTGAATGCACCTTTAGTTTTAAGTTCGCGGTCGAGAATGCTGCTAACAACCTTACCGGTTGCCGATGTCTCGTCGATAGCTCGTCCAAGAATAAATTGTCCTGTTTGTGTGGTTTCAAGAAAACGTGAAGTAAGTGTAGCAAATATACGAACTGAACGACCGAAGATACTTGATTCTACCCTGTCGGCTTTTTCTCTATCAGATGCAAGTGCGGCCGCATCTTGAAAAGCGGCATTGGTCAAACTTAATTGTGCAGCTTGAAGCTCAGAATTTGTGGAACTAGATTTGACTAGTTTAGCCATTGGACCATTTGCCAATTCATCTAGTTTTTTCTGAGTTAGATCATCAGCAATCTTTTCAATATTATTATTCGTGCGTAGCTCTTTGACGAGTCCTTCAAAGGCCTGCTTAGATACACGCTCGGAGCGGTCTTTGGTAGTCTCTTCGAATTCCTTTTTCTCCATCTTAAGACGCTCGGCCTCTATCTTCCGTAGTTCGTCTATAGATTTCTTTAGATCGTCAAATTCAGCCATGTCTATTCTTCTCGGCCTTTAGCCGTTCGTTTTCTTCTTCGATATGCTCTCGAAGCATATTTGTGTAAATTTCTCGTTCCCAGGGGATCATATTTTCCAATTCAGTGAGACTATACTTGTGATGCTGCATCATAACAAAATTCACTCTGAACATATTTTCCAAGCTATCATGATGCAAGCTCAGCCGAAAAAATCGTTGAGGGTACTCAACACGACCTCCCCCTTGTGTCCACAGCGTTCGGATGTCGTGTCGCCTGTTCGTACCTTGTTCTTGCAAGTGTATTTGGCCACATGCTCGACACGAGGAATAGTCTCGAAGAAATCTTGGAGCTTCTTGAATTGTCCTTGGCTCAGACTCTCTAAGAAAGTTATAACCTCTGCTTTGCTATAGTCGTCAATCTTGTGAACTTCTTCTTCGGTATAGATGCATTCGATGCAATCAATGAGGATATCGAACAACTGGTCAACGGTGAACTCTGAACCAACCATACGTCGCTGAAAGAGATCAAAACTGGGGTACTTCATTTTCACACCCACTTCGTCCGTGATCTTCATATCAAACTTGTGTCCTTCGGGCTTGGTCACTTTGATCTTCGATACGTCGATCTTGAGTTTGATACGACCCCCGCACTCTGAGCAAACAATTTCTGGTTCGACGACTTCGCCGACCGACTTAGCTCGCAACTGCAAGAAAATATATTCTAGATCAAAGAGAGGAAGGTCGTTAATGTTGTCTAGACCTTCGCAGCAGTTTTCGATAATCTGCTTGATCGCCTTTACAGCTTCCTCGGCCGCCTCAGTTTCATCTTCAATTTGGGTCGCCATCAACAGTAGCTTTTCCTCCTTGACCAGAAACGGTCGAAACGAAATTTGCTTGCCGGTTGAGGGCTGCTCAAGAGTATAGGTTGGAGTTGCAATAATTGGCAAAGGCATAATAAAGTAATCCTTAAGTTAGAACGAACGGTTCAATACACTTCCGAAGAGAGTTCCACCAGAACCCGTAATGCGTGGTAGTTGATCGTAAAAAGCGCCAGCAGCACGCAGCAAGAATGTTCCAATACCTGAGCCGGCGACACCCTTCTGCACTGTCGTAGTGGTAGCAAAGATGAAGGGGAACACCTCACTGGTAACATCTTTCCATTTTCTGAAGGCGAACGTGATAGTTTGTTTGTTATAGCCATCTCTGGTGTCCGAGCTTAGGTCAATGGGGCCGATAGCTTCGGGCCATACTTCATCGAGTCGAACTGAATAGATTCTTTTATCTTCTTTATCGAGTTGGTGAATGATAACTTCTGTTGTATACTCGCTATAGTAGTTGAACATATTATTATCGGGATTCATTACAAATCCATTCCATGCATCAAATAAGGTACGCTCTCTGAAGTCCGTACCAACACGAAACGTCATGTCGATGGTGCTGGTAAACGTTGGTGTATAGGGTAGCTTGCGAACTGGTCCCCAAATTCTATTTATTTGGGTTGAGAATGACTTACCAGGAAGCGAAGTAGTTTCACACTGAATAGCTAGTCTTTCCTGATGCTCTCGATTGAACAACTGTGCCAGCTTTGGTGGGGAAGTAAATTCTACGACAAACCTATTTGGTGAGGTTATACCATGCTTGCTAACTCTAGATTGTAGTTCGTTAATACTAACCATTTGTCTCTTGCGTGCCTTCTAACTTCTTCTCTTTGGCGGTTGAACGTTCACGGGCGGCCCTCGCCGCGGCGGCTCTCTTGCGGGGCCCTTCACGAATCTCTTCCCGTGTAATCGCCCAGATAGTTTGTTTGCCCTTCTTTCGAAACTGTTCGGCGGGCAAGAATAGAGCAATCTCCCAGTCGCGTGCCTGAACTTCAAGCATTCGGGACCGTATATACTTATTCTTATATTCCCGAATTAGGGGTAAAGCATTATGAAATTTTGTCGCGTTTTTGATTATTTGATAGCTCAGACGTAACCGGGTGTTCTCGTTCAGGGCTTCTGTGGTCATTAGGATAGTCAACTCATTGAACAGTCTGGCCCGTAACCTGATTGGCAAGTAATGTAGATTGATTCCAAGAAATCCGTCCTTACGAAATTCTAAAACAAAGACCATTGGAAATTGATCGTAGAAGGGTAGTTGTTTACGCAGCTTAGGATTATAGACGAACATATACATTCGACCCTGACGACGACCTCGAATCTGTTGTGGAGATCGGGTTGTAGCCTCCTCCGCCCGAACCAGCTCATCGCGGCCACGAATGGGAGCCTCCCCAAAGAGCCGGCGAATAGTTTGCCTAAACCAGTCTTGTGCGATGCGCCCACGTTCTGGGATTCCGCCAACGCTGCGAAGCTGTTGGATCTTGTTGAAGATGTTTTCTGCCATGCTATTCTATCTATGCTCAGGTTTTCAAATGCTTCTCGGTCAAGATGACAAACTCCCAACCTTTTGATTTGCAGAGAGCCCTAGCAGCTTGCCACTTAGCGGAGTTCACACCCCAGTTTTTCACGTCGTTGATGTACCGTCGTGAAATCCTACCTGTTTTCGTCAGTTTATTTTTTGGATTTGGGGGCCCGCAATATTTCTTGGGTTTGACTTCGATGACAGACTCATGAAGCTGACCGTCTTTCCGTCGTACCATGATCCAGAAATCAGGAAAATACCGGTGGGTCCGGCCATCAACTGGAGACTTGTAGGGAATGATTAATTCTTCGCTGGCCCATTCAACCACTGCCGGGTTGCTATCACAGTACCGCATGAAACGAAGCTCAAGCGACGAGCGATAGACGATTCCAGCAGGATCGCCCTGATATTTCTTGGGATTGTGGGGTTTGAATTTACCTTTATACGCCATACATAGTATGTATCTGGGGCCCAGGAGTAACATATGCCTTCAATCATCGACATCATAACCAATACTGCAAAGGCCGTTCGTGGGGCATTTGATCCGCTCGAAGAGGACAGTAACCCCTCGTTAGGTGTCTTGCAATATCCAACAGACGGTGATAACTTCGATGCTGGACATTTCATCATGTTCCATGTCAATGAACAGGTGAAGGGTACAGGTATTGTAGCTTCAGCGTTTAAACGTGGTGTGAGAGAGTTCGCAGCGAACCCTTTTTCCACAGCACTAGCTTCTCTCAATCCCTTTGGGGGTGTTTTAGGTGCAGCTGCCATCGCCGGCGGTATTGAGTTCCTCAAAGATAATCTTGCACAGACCCCGGAACAAGTTAATATTATTGGTCGCGGTCGAACTCGAATTCAGAAAACTCGACAAGCACTTGCCCAGGCGGGCGCAAGCACATCACAAACAATCAATAATGCGATCATACCCGTTCAGATGGAAACAGTAGGTAGTGTGCTTCTATACATGCCCGAGAAGATCACTACCAACTATGGGTTTGAATATCAAGGTGAATCTTTACAACTTGCAGTAGCAGGGTTAGGCTTTGCTGATATTGCTGGTGGCGGTAGTATGCTTTCCGAAGAAGCAAAAGCTGAATTCATAGCAGGTCTTGGTGAGCAATTTAGTCTCAGATTCGTAACTAAGATTCTCGACGATCTTGGTAGTCTTGCAGGCATCAACGTTGGGGCAACTGGCACACTAGAAAAGAAGCGACGTAAAGTTCTCAATCCACATATGCAGTTTCTTTTCAAATCGGTCAATCAAAGATCATTTGAATATACGTTTAGTTTTGCTCCTCGTAACGAGAAAGATTCAGAAGCTATTGACAATATTATTCGAACATTCAAATTCTATTCTCATCCTGAAATCCAATCAGGTGGTTTATTTCATGGCTACCCTGCTGAGTTTGATATTCAATATATTGCCAGAGAAAATAAAGAACAACCTTACGCCGAGAACGATTGGTTGAACAAGGTAGGTCGATGTTATCTGTCAGGTGTAGCGGTTGACTATAGCGCCGCGGGAGTCTTTTCAACTTTTAGAGGTCTGAAAAAAGACTTACCTGACCGTTTTCGTGGAACAACCCCTTCTTCAACATCAAGACAGGGCAACCCACCAACGCATATCAATCTCACGCTAACGTTCAATGAGCTTGAAACATTGAACCGCGCCCATATTGCAGAGGGATTCTAATGACATTCTTTGGTAAGTTTCCTCTGACAACATATGATCTTGAAATATCGTTAGGCAATAAATTTGCCAAACCTAAGACAATCACCGACATTTTCAAGAGAATTGCTTTGAAGCAATCCCTAGAAGAAGTGGGAACCGTCTTTGGTTCATACACTATCAAAGATGAAGATACACCTGAAATCGTTGCTGATAAACTTTATGGTTCCACCGGGCTACATTGGGTTGTGCTACTCGCAAACGATATCATTAATCCAGTTTTCGACTGGCCTCTGAGCGAACGAGAGTTAGTGCCTTTCATTGCCCATAAATATCCCGGTAGCACATTCTTTCTGAATTCTCTTTTGATCTCTGGTCAGTTTCGAGAGGGTCTTGACGTAACTACGGTTTCAAGTGATGCAAGAGGAATCGTGACAGCATTTGATGCGAACCTGAGCAGCATGGTGGTCGAGAATATCTCCGGTGTTTTTCAGGAGGGTGATACTCTGGTTCAGGATATCGGCGAACTTGTACCTGTTACGGGAGAATTGACTCGTCGAGTGACGTTCTCTAAAGATGCGTTGCGGTTTTTCGCAGACCCACAGGGTAAGCCTCTTAACCCGTTACCGCTCAGAGATGGTTATATTCAAGGTGGATTTGGATTCCCTGGTATAGCTGATGTCGTCACTAACGAACAACATGAACGTAACTTGAATGAGAGCAAAAGAACTATTCGTCTGATTCACCCTGATCGACTGGAAGAAATTCTGCGTGATCTTGAAACTATTTTCCGTCGTAATGAACTTCGCAGAACACTCTAACATATGGCACGCACTAGCTCACAACCTAATCATAACGACGATCTCTATTTTCCTAATGACGTTCGCATTCAGGAAGTTAGTATTATTGTGGGCGGTGAGATTTTTGATGTTCAACGGCTATTATTACAGATCAATCTGTTTGAAGATTTATACAGCAATACCCTCTCAGGTAGTATTACTTTAGTTGATTCTGTCAACCTAATCGGCAATGCTCCATTTGTAGGTCAAGAGCAATTCAAACTGGTTTTTGAGACACCTGGATTTCCTAGTGCTAAAAAACTAGATTTAGAATTTGACATCTATAAAATTTCTGATCGCAATACGGGACATACTGGTGACTTGACTCATGCAACGCAAACGTATACTCTACACTTTGTTTCTTCTGCGTATTTTGCCAATAAACAAAATCGTATTCGTCAAGCATATACGAATTTGACTATCAGTGATATGGTTAAAACGATTGGTTCTCAAATTGGTATCGAGATTGCCGCTGAGCCCACCTCTGGTAGCCAATCGTTTATTATTCCTGGTTGGAATCCTTTCTATGCAATCAATTGGTTGGCTAATCGAGCCCGACCAGCTACCAATCCACATGCTGCCAATTACTTTTTCTTTGAAGGTTTAGATGGTTTCAATTTTATGTCATTGAACCATATGGTAACACGTCGTCCTCTTGTAAAATATGTTTATGATATTGCGAACCAACGACTACTACCCAATACAGCAGCACCCGCAGCCAAATCAGGCAATGATCGGCAGATCGTTCCTGAAATTCGTATGATGCGTAATTATCAAGTGATCGAATCGGGAACTACTTTGGACCGAGTCGATTCAGGAATGTATGCGAGCAAGCTCATCACACATGATCTAGTACGAAAGAAGTTTTGTACATTCGACTTTGCTTATTTTGAGAACTTCAAGCAACTTCAGCATATTGAGGACTTCAAAGCGGATGACCAAGGCAAACGCATTGAACAAGATGCTAAAGCATTCGCAGGATTTAGTAAGCATGGTGATAAGATTGAAGCTGCGGTGAGGTTCTATCCTAAGCATAGTTTCATGCGTGATGGCATTGCGGATCATGATGAGAGTCAAAAATGGTTACTACAACGCATGAGTCAATTGAAAGCAATTGAACAATTGAGACTTCGTGTAGAATTACCTGGCGATTCAAACTGTCGTGTAGGTGATGTAGTAATAGTTGAAGTTCCTCGACCTGAATTTATTAAAGGTTATGCCTACCCCGATAACCGCGATCCTAATATCTCAGGTAACTATCTCATTACCAATGTTCATCATATAATCGAACTAGATAATCATAGAATGATAATGGAGCTTTCGAAAGAGTCATTGCCTCCGACGAGCAATGAAAGTGTTATTGACAAACAAGATACTGCAACTGGTATATTCGGTGGGGCACTTGCTGCCTTGAGTGATAAGCTGAATTCGGGTGCAGTCCTACTAAAGAATATATTCAAGTAATGACAGAATTTATGGGTACAACCGGGTTTGTTTGGTGGCAAGGTGTCGTTGAGGATCGTCAGGATCCTCTACAACTTGGTCGCTGTCGTGTTCGTATTCTGGGCTGGCATCCACAAGCAAGAGCTTCAGTCAGTATCTCAGATTTACCTTGGGCATTTCCCCTATCGCCCATCACGTCTGCCGCAATGAACGGTATTGGTCATGCCCCTGTTGGTCCTGTTGAAGGTACATGGGTCATGGGGTTCTTTCGAGATGGTGAAAACGCTCAAGAGCCAGTAATGCTTGGAACCCTTGGTGGTATTCCAGAAGAGGAACCCTGTCTGCGAGGTTTGGGTTTCTTCGATCCTAATGGTGTCTATCCTCTACCTGGCAGCAACCCGGTACAAGACGCAATCGACAAAGTAACAGGTATTGAGTCAAAGATTTCAGGCGCACTACCAAGTGTCGCTGCGATAGGTGTATTATTAGGTGCCGATCCTAAAATTTTAAATCAAGCTCTCGATATT